CTTTCAAAAGTATCCTTTTCCCTTCGCCGCCGGTTATCAAAGCGGCGGCGGAGCTTATCCCTATGAGTACGTTTTGGAGTACTATGCCGCCTTCCAAAATAACACTTTGCGCTGGTACACTAAATACACGCAGAAGAGCGGAAATAGCCAACCTGTAGAGGTCGACAGCGCCGCATACCAGCTCAATGCAGCGGGGACCGAATATGGATGGATCGCATTTGGGTAACAGATTATCTTCATCCGATTGCAAAGTAATAATACGTTCTTCCTGCAAAATTGAACTGGTCTTCGTATTTGCTCTGAGTGTACCAGAAAATGGTCTTTCCATCATTTGATTTATAGCCCCAATTTGATGGACTACTGTTGGATCCAGGGCCAAATCCCGCACCACTCTGCGGCTTAGTTGTAAGATAATTTGTCAAAAGAATGTAGTCATCTGCCGCCAGATAACTGGCGCCTGTATTGTTGACGATCAGCCCGCTATTTGTATAAGCTATGAGGCCAACAATCTGTGGCGAAAAATCGAACGTTAAACTGCACGGATGATCGGCCCCAAAAGTACCAGTTCCGACGTAGGAGCCGGTGACGATCTGGACAGCGCCGGCCTGCTTCAGCGCGGCCAGCAGGGCCTCCAATGAGCTCTGGCCAGTGCCGCCCTTATTGACCGGCAGGATCCCGGTAAGAGCATCCAGCGCGTGGGTGTGAGACGCCGCAGCTGCCCCCACGTCCGCAGCTGAGAGGGTGATATCCGAGGACAGGGCTTTTTTGTTGATCGTCCGCGTGAGCGGGACATACAGTTTCCCCAGCAGCTCCTTGACCTTGCTCCAGAGCACCCGCTTCCCGGTGTTATCCTCTGCGCTGTCTGTAATAACGATCCCATCTGCGTCCGCCAGGGAGTCCTTGGTGTCAAATCCCGCCATTGCGGTTGAGACGTCCATCTCCGGCAGCTGCTCCGGCAGGACTTTACCGTCAGAACCCAGGGTAGCCACGCCATTCGGATGGCCTTTTTCGCTCTGTGGGACGAACACTAGCGCCGGCTGGATTACCGCCGTCACATTGGCCTCTCCCGAAAAGGTCAGCTCTGTGCCGAAAACGAACTCCCGCAGCTGCGCCGTCCCCGCCTGGATCTTCTCTCCGGCTCCGAAAGCATTGCCATAGCAGATCAGGACTTCTCCCTCGTCCGGATCCGTGGCCATCAAGCCCAGCTCCTCAAAGGGGAACGCCTCCATCCCGGTGTTGGTGAACTGCCCCAGGATCGTCGCCGTGCTGCCCTCGTTTGTGACGGATGAGACCGGCAGCTCCTTTAGCTGTGCCACCAGCGCCGCCCGGTCCAGGCTGCTTCCTGCTGCCAGCGCCCCAGTGCCGATCTGCCACTTTGTCACCGGCACCGCCGTCCCGGCCGGCACCTTGGCCAGCAGCGCCGCGCCCTTGCTTGTCAATTTCATTTCAGGGATCATGTGCAGTCCACCTTCCATAAAATCATTGTGTCCCCCTGGCGGGGGAAGGTGCCGGCATAAACTGCCGTCCCCGCGTATTGTCTCTCCCGGATCTGCAGCGGCAGATGGGCCGGCTTCACCAGGTCCACCGCCGCCGCGATGTCCGCCGCGCTGCCCTGCAGGTTGACAATATCCAAATAAATCACGCCAGCGAGAAAGGACGCCTCCACAGACCTGCTGGGCCAGCTGGCCGCCACCAGCCGGATTTGTTCCAGCGTGACCTTGCCCCGGCTCCGCCATTTGGCCTTTAGCGCGCTCCGCCGCTCCTCCAGCGTAGCGCCTGCCGGCGGGGAGATCCCTGTCAGCCGTTCCTCGATCTCCAGCGCCCAGGTGATCGTATCCAGGGACAGCTGCCGCAGGATGCTGTCCGCCCGCTCCTCCTGTCCCTGCAGCACCAGGCGCATGGCGGCCGCAAGATCCAGCACCCAGGGGTCCAGCCGATACTGCTGGGGCAGATTATGGACCATAGCTCACCGCCGCCTCTCCCAGGACCGCTACCTGCCGGGCGGCCACCGGCACGTTGCCGGTCCCGCCGTTGACTGTCAGATTTTCAAAGTCCTGCACGCCCGGTGCGTCCAGGATGGCCGCGGCGATCTGCGCATAGCTCACATAGTCCTGAGCAAACGCGATCCCCTTCAGGTATGCCGTGACGGCCGCTTTGATTGCTTCCGTCACCTGCTCCTCCTCGCTCCCGGCCATAGCTGTCACCGTCAGGGACAGGTCCAGCTCCAGCGCCGTGGCCGCGCTCACATAGCAGTAGGCGCCCACAGGGGCCTCTCCCTCACCGATCCCCTTGCTGCCGGGATCGATGTGTTCCTGGACCGCCTGTACCAGCGGCTCGCTGGCCGGCTTGCCCTCTGTGTCGATGATCACCACGTCCACCGTATTGGCGCCATGGCCCAGGGGGTAGACCTGCACGCCCCCCACGCCGGAGACCTCCAGCGCCCAGCTGCGGTAGTGGTACTGGTTGCCGCTGGTGGGCGGTGTCTGCAGATTTAGGATGAACCGGTCATAATATGCCTGGTCCGTCTCCGCGTCATAGCCCTCCGCCGTCGGGGCGGGGTTGGTGACCTTGACGATCCCGGCGATCTGCACTGGCATCATGGTGATGCTGCCCGCCGGCAGATTTCCGACCGCACCCGGCATCACGCAGCGGACCGGCACCTCTCCGCTTCCGATGATCTCCACCGTCTGCGTCGACACGAACTGGACGCCGCCCCCGGACTCAAACAGATCTCCGGCCTGTACCGTCCCATTTCCCGTCACCAGCAGCACGCCTTCCGCGCAGGTCGCCGGATTCCGTTCCAGTCCGGAGCGGGAAACGATATAGCTGTCCAGCTCCGCGCCGGTCAGCTCCGCCGGGTCCAGCTTCCGCTCCGTGTCACTCAGTCGCTGCCCAAAATCGTCCATGGGGATCGCGGCCGCCGCCAGCAGGTCATAGGTGGGGAACCCCACGGTTTTCTGGTAACTGCCCGGCATTGCTTCCAGCATGGTCTCCAGGGTCTCAGACATCCGCGCTCACCTCCACCGTCTCCGCGTCGTACAGCACCGCCGTGAAAGCCACATGGCAGCGGCGCCCCTGTCGCGTCACCGTAAAATCCCGTACCGCCCGCACCGCCGGGCAATAGGAAGCCGTCTCCCGCACATTGCGCTCGATCTCCGCCGCGATCAGGCCGGAGGGCAGTTTGCTGCCGATCATCTGCCGGTCCACGCCGATCCCAGCCGCCCCTGCCTCCGTCATATAAATGGGCACCCGGTTCGGCTGCTGCCGCAGCATCAGGTCAAACCACTGCCGCACCGCCTCCCGGCCGGTGCGCTCCACCAAGGCGCCGTCCACCAGCAGGAACCGGCTGGTTCCGCTGTCGAAGGCCGGTACCCGCCCGATCTCCTCCGCCGCCTGGACCGGGATACGCCCCGGCACCGTCGGAAACATCTCCGCCATCACAGATCACCTCACATCCAACGCTTCGCCCGGCTCGGACAGCCGGCCCAGCACCACCACGGTCTTGCCCATCCAGCAGCAGCACACCCGGTCCCCGGATTTCCAGGACTCCAGCTCCAGATGCCCGCTGCCCGCGTCCCGGTAAAATCCCTGGGCGCAGAACAGCGTTTGCAGCGGCGCCGGCGGCGCCATCACCTCCCCGCCGAACAGGGAGACGGTCAGGGGACTGACGGATACCACCGTCCCCTCCAGGATCTCCGTCCTGCCCGCTCCACGCCCCAGGCCCCGCAGCTCGCGGGCCAGCTCATAGTCCCATGCGCCCATGCTGTCCTCCTCAAACGGTAATGGCGTCCCTGCCGCTGGCGGCCCGGGGGGATTGGGGGTCCTCCACCGTCAGGCTCATCAGGTGGGGGTGCCCATAGCGGTGGGTGACGCCGGTGACCCGCTGCACCCCGGTCACGCCATAGCTGTTTTGCCGGAATTGCAGGAGGATACCGCTCTCCACCTCGTCCGCCCCCCAGATTTCATCCACAGACCGCTCCCGGGCGATCCTGTCGCCCTGGGCAAGCAGCGTTTGGAGCCGCTGTCTGGCCTGGGCGGTGTTCTCGTCTCCGGAAAGGGTCTCCACCGCCTGCAGCAGGCCGTATTTGGCAATGCTGGCGCTGTTGTACGCCCGTCCCAGCGTCTCAGCGGACTGTCCTCCGGCGGCCAGCACCACGCTGTTGGTCAGCTCGGCCATGGAGTCCGATCCGCTGATGCTGCCCTTGGCCAGGGTGATATCAAAGGCCCCCAGATTTTCCGCCGGCTTGTGGTAGGCAATGATGGGGACGGTTGGCAGCGGCCCCACCTGCAGAGCGCCTTCCCGGACCCGCCGGCGGTAGGTGAGCCCCGTCTCCGCGGAGCAGATGGCCAGGATGTCCTCCAGGATCTGCTCCGGGGTGGACCCTACCCACACCTGGGAGATCCGGGTGGGCGGCAGGTCGATGGTTCCGGCGGCGATCCCCGCCTTGGCGCACATCCGCCGCACTGCGTCCGGCGCCGCCGCGTCCGCCAGCTGCAGGATGATCTCTGATTTTGTCAGATACCACCCCATGTCGTTGGCGGTCACCGTGCCGTCCAGCCCGACGGTGAGGATCACGCCGGAAAAGACCTCCCGGCCGTGATTCACCACCCGCAGCTTGTCTCCCGGCTCGATGCCGTACCAGTGCATATACTTGTCCCGGTTGTTGTTCCGCACCGCCGTGAAGGTCAGCTCCACGCTGAGGGCGTCCAGCTCGTCCCGGGCCTCCGGCTGGCTGACCGCCCTGGTGATGTCCGTCACCGTGCTGCCCTTGCACAGCAGGAAGCGGTGGTCGTCCACGTACTGCGTTCCCATGGCTCCTCCTCACTTCGCGCCGGATATGAAGCGGTATTCCCGCAGCGTCAGGCTGTAAGAGATATCCCCGTTCCGCTTGACATGCCACTCGAATTGGTCCACCGAGCAGGGGCTGTTCATGCGGCAAACACCGTTCCCATCCAGAATGATGATCCGGAACGGCAGCATCCTGGGGCGGTTCCGCTCGAAGAAGTCCACATACTTCCACCCGTCTGTCCAGGCGTCTGCCGGCATGAAGCTGTAACGCCGGCCGACGGGGAAGAAGCTGGCAATGGACATCTCCCAAAGGCCCATAGGCCCCAGGGTGTTGTAATCCCCGGAAAGGCCCTCATAGGTCCCGTTGTTCTGGGGGAGCTGGGGCCCGAGATCCGTCGGGACCGCGGGCAGCACCGCCACCTCCTCGTTGTTGTTGATGGATAGGATCACCTGGTACATGGAGCCTCCTCAGCTGTTCCGCAGCGCCCGCAGGAGCTTTTGGGCAATCGTCTCGCCCAAGCTCTCCGCGTAAGCCTGATTGCCGATCACATTGCCCTGGACCGTCACATAGACCTGCACCATCGTGCCGCCCGCCATGCGGCGGGATACGTCGTGGGGGATGATCTGGGTGCCGCCGGGCAGGCGCATGATCTCGCCGCCCCGCTCGTTTACCCGGGTCCAGCCGCCGGGGAAGTAGCTGGTGCCGGTGGCGTGGCCGGTGACCTTGTCGATCACCCAGCTGCCCGCGCCCTTGATCCCCCGGTAGATGCTGCCGATGACCGGCACGCTCTCGATGGCGCCGTCCAGGGCGGACAGCTTGTCCCCAATCCAGGAGAAGAAGCTGCCCACCGCCTCCTTTGCGGAGTTGAACGCCCCCACGATGCTGTCCTTGATCCCTCCAAAGACGGTTTTAATCCCGTCCCACAGCTCTCCGGCCTTGGCCTTGACCTTGTCCCAGTTTTTGTAGAGGGCCACGCCGGCGGCCACCAGGGCCATGATGCCCAGCACAACCCACCCCACAGGCGTCTGCACAAAGGCCAGATTCAGCAGTTTCTGCGCTCCAGCCAGCAGAGTGGTCCCCGCCGCCGCGGCCTTCGTGGCCACGGTGTGGGCCAGCAGCCCCGCCTTGTTCAGCGCCATATCCGCGGTGTTGTGGATCCAGGCGGTTCCGTTTGTCAGTACCCGATTTGTCACCAGTCCGACCGTCTGTGCGAAAAGGCCGAACTCCCGGACGGTTTTGACCGTGTCGGTTGTCAGCTTCATCAGCTTCAGCCCGACAATAGCCCCTGCCAGCGGCTTCAAGACTGCCAGCAGCGTGTCTCCATGCTCCCGTAGCCATTGGAAGCCCTGACTGGCCAGCTCCGCGCCCCGGGCCAGTCCCTGATCCAGCTTCTGGGCCAAGGCGTCCATCGTCCCGTCCTGACTCCACTCCTGGAATTTAGCCAGCAGGCCCTCCGCCTTGTCATTCAGCCAGGCCAGTGCGGATCCCGCCCGGACGCTGCCGTCCTCCTGTACGCCGAAGAGCCGCATGAGGCTGTTTTTCGCAATGGCGCTGGCATTGCCCAGCTTCGCCGTCGTGGCGGAGAGGGCCGCCTGGTTCTTCCGGGCCTGGACCAACTGCTCGTTGTTCCGGTAAAAGGCGTCTGCGGCGTCGTCATAGCTGCCGGTCAGCGTCTCCAGGAGGATCCGGTTCCGCTCCGCCTCGCTGGAGGTCCGCTCCAGCCGTTCGTTCATCTTGTCCTCGCTGATCCCCACCCAGTTCAGGGCGTCCGCCAGCACGCCGGTGACCTTGCCCACCTTGGCCGTCTCGTTGGTGGCCTCAATCAGTCCCTCAATGGGCAGGCTGTCGCCGAAGGTGCCGCTGACGCCGGCGGCCACCCGGGTCCACCTTGTCACATCCTGCTCGTTCTGGACCAGCTTGCTCAGCAGCTGGCTGGCCTCCGTGGCCGTGTCCGTGTCTCCCAGGATTTGATAAAACTCATTGTAGGCGGTGGCCGCGGTCTCCGCGCTGTATCCCGCCGCCTCATAGGCGGTATTCAGTTTGCCCTGGGCGATCCGGTACTCCTCCGTGGCGCTGTCCATGGCCAGAAACGCCGCCGTTACGGCGCCGGCGGAGGCGGCGCCCCACTTGGCAAAGCTCTTGGTGGCGCTGCCCAGCGCGGAGACGGCGCGGTTTTTGAAGGCCACCACGCTCTTGGTGGCGCTCCGCATCTCGTCTGTGACGCCCCGCGTGTCCCGGGCCGCACGGATCAGGGCGCCGGACATGTTGTTCCGCAGGTTCAGAATGGTGTTGATGACTCTATTCGCCATGCCGCCCGCCTCCCGTCAGCGTCCGCGCCACCGCCGCCTGCAGCAGTGCCGCCTGTTCGTCGTAGTACAATGCCCGCGCCCCCTGCAGAAAGCCCCGCTCGCCCGGTGTGGCGGCCGCCAGCACATCCAGCGGCACGCCCCGCACGGCGTAAAACGCCATCAGTTCCAGCAGGGGGTCGCGGGCAATCAGTTTTTTACCGTCTCAAGCCCCGGGTCCGCGGCCGGCTCCCCATCGGAGCCGGCAGGCTTGGCGTCTTCCGGCAGCGGCGGCAGCAGCCCCAGGAACCGCAGGGCCTCGCCGCCCAGCTGGTCCTGCTCCACCGGTGTGAACAGGACATCCAGGATACCCATGGGATTTTCGTCCACGCCCAGTTCCTTCTGCAGGGCCCGGTCCTGCAGCTGGGGACAGCACACATACAGGGCGTGGTTGCCGCAGCGCAGCGCCTCCAGGGTGTCCTTGGCGCTGCCCAGCTCGCCATAGAGCTCCAGCACCGCCTTCTGGGGCGGCATCCGGGCCTCCAGGCCCACGCCTGTTCCGGGAATGGTGAGCATCCCCACCTTCAGCTTGTCGTTCTCCCGCCGCTCCCGCCGGGCCACCAGCTCATCAAATGTGATTTTCCTGCTCATGAGATCGCCTCCAGGTTCTTCCACCGCTCCGCCTTAAAGGGGAGCTCCCGGTCCACGGATTTTTTTGCCTCAATATTGGCCAGGGCCACCTCGGTGAACACCACGCCGGAAATGCTCCACCGCTCCGTCTGCTTGCTCACCGGGTTGGTGAGGGCGGTAATCAGCACGATGTCCGGCATGATGCCGGTGCGGTACCCCTCCGTGATGGCGGTCTCCAGCGTGCTGTCCTGCTTCTTGTCGGTAATGGTTCCCTCGATGGCGTATCCGTTGTAGATGGGGAACGTCCCGTAATCCCCGCAGAACGCGCCGTCCTCGAAATCGCCGGTGACCTTCACCTCGATCTTGGTGGCCAGATCATCCCGGGCACCGTTGATATACGCCTCGCTGCAGGACCCGTGCAGCATTTTCTCTGTCCTCTTGCTCATACGTCCTCCTTACATCAGGGTGACGGCAAACTCCAGGCCGCCCATGCAGCCCAGGATCTGCACGTCTCCCGCCAGATAGACCATCCGCTTGAACGGCGTCGCCATCACTGTGGCGTCGTCCCAGTCCGCGGCCTCCGCCTTCCCGGACCCGATCCAGGCGTTCCGCTGGGCGGTCACGTCAATGCCGGCCTTGTTGTCGTGGTCCGGGTTCAGCACGTAGTTGCTGGCGGCAGCCGCCAGCGTGTCGAAGTAGTAGTTCACGGCGGAAATGAACAGCATCTGGTTGGCCTTGCTGTTGCGGTACTTGCCCAGGTACTCGTCCCGGAATGTGGCGGTGATGTCGTCCCGCAGCATGTCCATGGCCTCCACGGTCTCGATGTACTTCATGTCATCCGTCAGGGTTGTGCCGTTGGTGGTGGTCAGGGCGTTCACATCCACGCCCACCCGGACCTCGTCGTCGTCGTTGATCAGCAGGAATTTTCCCGCCCCCACCGCGGTATCCGGATCCTCCGGCACCGCCACCCGTGTCAGATTCGGACACAGCTTGTTGGTGGCGCCCTGCTCCACATTGCAGGATGCCAGCAGGCCCGCCAGAGAGGCGCAGTATTTCTCCCCGCTCACCTCTCCCCGGGTATCGGCAAAGGTCACCTTCTCATTGCTGAGGTTGACGATGTGCATGGAGTCCGGCGCCGTGGCCTTGAAGCAGACGGCCTTCCAGCTCTTGTACGCCGCTTCCTGGGCCTTGATCCAGCTGGTAAGGTCCGACCAGTCGTCGCTGCTCCCCTCCGCGAAGGTCACCCAGCCTGTCTTTTCATACTGGGTGAAAATCGCCGCCGCGGCCGCCAGATCGTCCGCGGTCTTGATCTTCACCACGCTCACCCGCAGCGGGCCGAAGGACAGCGCGTCCTTGATATACTGCTGGTTGGCGGGGGTGAACTCCGTGTCGCTCACCTGGGTGGCGTCTCCGTACTGGAAAAACGTCTTTCCGGTCCCGGCGGTGTCGTCCCGCACGATCAGCACCGCGATCCCCCGGGCGGACCGCTGGATGAACGATGTGGCCAGCTGTGTAAATGTGACCAGAATTTTCGGCAGTGTTACAGCCATTTCATGTTACCTCCAAATCCAAATTCAGCTCTTCCATGGGCTCTGTGTCCGCCTCCGGCACCGGCTCCGTCAGCGTCAGCTCCAGCGAGGCCACCAGCACGCCGTCCGTCACGGTAAAGGACACGCCCTCGTCAATGCCCAGATAGGTGTCCTCCACCGTGATCCCGTCCAGAAACGCCTCCCCGATGGCGCCGCGCACCGCCAGGTTCTCCAGCTTGGGCCGCTCCCGGTCCTTGGCGAAATAGTACAGCCGGAAGGTCACCGTCCGCTCCCGGCCGGAAGCCAGGAGCCGGGCGTCCGATCCGTCCTCCAGCTCCACCTTGCCGCTGGGACGGATAATGGGTCTGGACACATCCTCCGCCACCAGCTCGGCGCCGGTGCCGGCGGCGTTCAGGGCCTTTTGATACAGTGCGCAGATTGCCCGATTGACCGCTTGTAAAGAGATCATAGGTTTCTCCAAAGAGATCACAGCCGCACCGTCCCTTCTAAAAAATCGTCCAAGTCCGACTGAAACTGCGGTTCAAAGTCCCGTGCGGCAGTCTCAAAGACATGATGCCCCTGCACGAACCCGACTTCCTGTCCATCGTGCGTCACCATCCGGTGACCTTCCTCGATCAGATGTGCGTGCGGGGCGTAGGAATACACCCGGATGGCATTTGATCTGCGATAGGAATAGGGCTTGCCGCGCTTGATGGATTTCTGATAATTGCCGGTCTTTTTGCCGACCCGCTTGGCTTTTTTTTTGGTTTTTCTCAGCAGTTTGGAGCCCTCCTGGCGGAGAAATTTTTTCTCCTTCTTGGAATACGCCTCTCCGCACCGCAGAAGGTCCCGGCCCAGCCTTTGGAGCGAGGCCGTATCAAAACCCGTGGATGCCATCCTCAATCACCAGCCTTACGTAAAGATCCAGGAAACCGCTGTCCCGGTAGTTGGGGTAAAAATACTGGACCTCGTAGACCTGCCCCCGGTACCGAAGCCGCAGGTCCGTCGTCAGGTTCGGGATGGAGGCCCGGCGCACGGTGATCCGGTGGGTCACCTCCGCCCGCTCCATGTCTCCCTCAACGGTCTCGCCCCGCCCGGCCGTGGGCACGATTTTGGCCCACACCCGGCGCTCTGTCTCATAGTCGTATGTCTGCTCCCCCAGCGGGTTGATCCGCCCGGTCCGGCGAAGCACCTCCACCCGGTTCCGCAGCTCCCCGGCACTGACAACCACCATAATTTTCTCCTTTTTCTCTTGACTTTTTCACGATACCGTGATATGATAATAATCAGAAAGGGGAAATGAATATGCCTGTGATTGCTCGCTTTTATGGTATGACCATCAAAATGTATCTGCTGGGTAAGGAGCATAATCCGCCGCATATCCACGCACTATACGGTGACTATAATGGCATCATCGATATTCAGACGCTGGATATGATGGAGGGGGATCTTCCCGGCAAGGGGCTGGCCATGGTTCGGGAGTGGATGGCCGCGCATCAGCAGGAACTCTTAGATATGTGGAATACACAGAACTTCCGGACGCTGCCCCCGCTCGTATGAGCGGGGTGCGGTCCGATACAGCACAGAAAGGAGTGGTCCCATGTTTCACAAGATCAAATCCGTGACCCCTTTGGCAAATTACAGGCTTCTGGTCCACTTTACAGAAGGCTGCTGCCGGGAATACGACATGACCCCGCTGATCCAGCGGATGCCTGTTTTCGCCCCCCTGCGTGACGTTCCCGGTCTGTTCGGTCAAGTGCGCACTGACCCCGGAGGCTATGGTGTCTCTTGGAATGATGATATCGATATGGACGGCTCCGAACTCTGGGAAAACAGTGTGCCTGTGTCCTCACCTTTTGACAGTCTCCTGTCCTTTGCGGATGCTACAGAACTCTGGGGGCTGCACGAGAGTACGCTCCGAAAGGCAGTCGCCTATCACAAACTGGTGGAGGGTGTAGACGCACAGAAATATGGCAAGCAGTGGATTGTCACCCGAAACGCAATGGAACGCGAGTATGGTCCCGCCCCCCAGAGATAGCGTTACACCTGCCTCCCCGCTGTTCCGCAAAAGGAGGAATTCTCATGAAACAAGCCTATCCCATCATCCTGACGCCGTCCGAACACGGCTATGTGGTCT